CCTGTACCTCTTTAGCAAAAGCAAACGGCAATCTGTTTTTCTGCATCCCAAAAGCCACAAATAATTACATTTTTATTGATGCAGAGTGGGAAATTAAATAACACTTATCACTTCCATGTTCCGCCATCGTAGTTATGGAGTACATAAAAATGTCGGATTAAGCGCTTATACACACTATGTCACGCAAGCTACAATATAGCCCCCACTTACAACTTGTGCCTCATTATTTCCGATAAAAATTCCTACTTTTCCCGGGGGATTGGCATCAGCAGGCGTTATAGAAACAAAATAATCTCCTCGTGTTTGCCCCCGAACCAAGGCAGACGACATTACATAATTAGAGGGTATATCCTCCGATGGTAGTCTTACGATATCGCCTGCTGTAGGACTGCTCGCGTTAACAAGACTGAGCACGCGGAGTTTTCCGTAGCGCGTCAAACGCACGCCGGTTTTAAGGGTGACATCTTCACGATCTGATAACTCTGACAAACCTTTATTATTCAAATAGATGCACAGAAAGGAATGATATTTATGAAGCTTATTTTTAATGATGCAACCGAGATTATTGTTCAGCAGGTTGAATCCCACGGGGATTACCTGCGAATTCTGACGGTTGGAATTACTCCGGAACAGTTAAAGGTGCTGTTTACTGACTCTAGCCGGACATCCCGCATGATTGTACAGGAGCGAGGGCAGACGATTGCGACCTACAAAGGTTACACGGCATACGACCATGCAGAAATCTACACAGGGCAGATCTATGGAGTGGTGTTATACAAGGAGGGGACAACGACCGAGGAACGTCTCACCAATGTCGAGGATACTGTTAACCAGACAAACACAGATCTGCAAATGGCAATCGCGGAGTTGACAACAGTGATCGCTACGCTTGCGACTTCAGCAGCGGGGACGCCGCAAAATATAGAGGGGGGTGAAGCAGATGTTTAATGAAAACAGCGTTATTGTAAAAACGTGGGTAAGCCTTGTCCTCGCCGGTACATATACCAGGGAGCAGGTCCCAGGTTTAAGCAATCTTCGGGATGTGGTGTATCAAGTGCTTGATGGAACGAAAGGAGAATAATCATGACATTTACAAAAAACAGTATTTTAGTAAAAACTTGGGTAAGTTTAGTGGTTTCCGGAGTATTTACATTCGATCAGGTTCCAAACCTGTTTAATCTCCGGGCGGTAGTGATCGAGATTACAAACGACCTGGCAGGAGAGTGAGAATGGCGGTAGTATAAATGTATCATAAGAGACATGACCACATAGAAATCAGAGCAAGACCGTAACAGGTCTTTATTTTTATGCATAAAACAAAACAGGAGGATAGACCGATGTATATTACAACAGACACGATTATAACCGCGGCAACGCTAATCGGCGCGCTCGGCGTAATCGGAGGGACAATAGTCGCGATATATAAATTTTATCAAAAACCAGCAAAACTAGAGAAAAAACTAGAAAACTTACAAAAAACGCATGATGAAGATATCAGGAAAATAAACGAGGAACAGTGTCTTGCCACTTACGGATTGTTGGCATGCCTGAAAGGCTTGAAAGAACAGGGGTGTAACGGCCCGGTAACAGAAGCAATCAATAAAATCGAAAAGCACTTGAACAAACAGGCGCATGACATGGAGGAATAATTATGAGTATGGAACTTTTAATGCAGTATGCAACATTTGCACTGATGGCAGTCGGTGTGCTGGCATTTTTGACAGCTCTGATTACACAAGTAATTAAAGAGATGCCCGGACTGAGGAACATCCAAACAAATGTAGTTGCGTTTGTAACTGCGTTAATCCTAACCGCACTGGCAGTAGTGATCGCATGCATCTACTATAATATCACATTGCTTTGGTACTATATCGTAGCGGCGGTAATTGCATCGTTTATTGTGTATTTAGTAGCGACCGGCGGCTGGGAACGCGTTGCGGAGATTTGGCAGCGGACGAAATTTAATAAACATAAATAATACGTAAAGATACGTGAAAAAAAGATTGACATACGTAATGATACGTGATATAATACAATCATGATAAGGAAAGGAGATACAAAAGATGCCAATGACACCGAGAGAGATGATAAAACATCTCAAGAAAAACGGGTTTGAGGAAATCAGTCAAAATGGTTCTCATGTAAAACTCAAGAATCAGACGACAGGGATAACAGTTATTGTTCCTTATCACTCCAAAGCCATGAAAAAGGGGCTGGAGCAGGCGATATTAAAACAAGCGGGGCTTAAATAGCCCTGCGCCTGAAAAAGAAAGCGGAGGTATTACGTATGGAAAAATTATTTTATCCTGCAATTTTTCACGAGGCGGAAGAAGGCGGTTTTTGGGTATCCTTTCCGGATTTGCCGGAATGCTTAACAGAGGGAGATGATATGCAGCAGGCTTATGAGATGGCAGTAGATGCGCTGGGACTCTCTCTTACAAGCAGGAAAGCAGAAGGCGAACCGATTCCAAAACCGACAGAAATAAATAAAGTAGATGCGGAAGACGGAATTTTAGCTGTCGTAGAGTTTGATATGATGGAATATCAGAAGAAACACAATTCACGTGCAATCAAGAAGACGCTTAGTATTCCGGAATGGCTGAACGAAGAAGCGGTTGCCAGAGGAGTTAATTTTTCACAGGTATTGCAGGAAGCGCTGATGCTGAAACTAAATATAGGAAGATAGAATAATTTAGAGAGCTTGGAGGCAGGCTCTCTTTTTTTGCGCTGGCGCAAATGCCGGAGAGAGGAGAAGAACATGAGTATTTGTAGAGGAGCAGCAGGACTTAGAGGTGGAAATCCGAGAGGAATTTTTATTCACAACGATGCAGGATCACAAAATGCAAATGCAGCGTTTTACAGAAAATGGCTGCAAACGCATCCGTTAGAAAACGGATTTGCTCACGCTTATGTAGCTAGTGACGGGATCTTGTATGCGGAAGATGATGCCTACGCAGCATGGCACTGCGGGCAGACAGACGGAAACCGGAACTATTATTCGATCGAGGTCTGTCAGAGTATGGGGGATTTGGAAATCTTTAAGAAAAATGAAGAGAATGCGTTGAAGTTGGCGGCGCAGAAGTGTAAGCAGTACGGTATCGTTCCAAACACGAATACAATCCGGCTGCACAAGGAGGTATTCGCGACAGCGTGCCCGCACAGATCTGTAGAGATTCATGGGGGCACATCTGGCTGTAAAACATATTTTATTAATAAAATCCGTGAGTATATGGGAATGGACAAGTTGCCGGATGCTCCGGTTGTCAGTGGAGGCGGAAGCAGTGCAGCATCCGGTGATCCCGGCATTGTGTTTACTTATGGCGTTATGTTGACCGACGGAACAATCCTGCCCTTTGTGAATAACCTGTCTGATTTTGCAGGACTTCCGGGTCGTACAATCGCCGGTATCGCGATAAAGGTTAATAAAGGTACTGTAAAATACCGCGTGCATGTAAAGGGCAAGGGATGGTTACCTTACGTAACCGGATGTAACTGGTCTGACGCAAACAACGGCTATGCTGGATATCCGGGAGCTGTGATCGATGCCGTAGAGGTATATTATGATACTCCGGCGGATATTGTTGCAAAATATGGTTATCAAAAAGCGCAGTACAGAGTTGCTCCGATTGGCGGCGGTTACTATCCGTGGCAATTCGACAATGAAGTAGGAAACGGGCAGGACGGATATGCCGGATGTTTCGGCATTGCGCTTGATAAATTCCAGTTATATTAAAAATATTCCCCGGAGTATCAGCTCCGGGGAGAAATATTGCATCATCTTATCATTATTTAATTAGCTTCATCTTCTACGAGCGAGTTCTTCTGTTCCTATATCGGTTAGCGTTCCTGTTACTTCCTTATACGGCATAGTATATCTTTGAGAGAGATAGCGCATAGATGCGGCCAGTTCTCCGTCGGGACCTCCGAATTGACTGATGATGATCTTTGCAATTTTAGGATTGGTTTGTGTGATTTTTACCGGATATTGAAGACGTTTTTCATAATTCCACATAAATCAGCATCCTCCTTCCTGCCATGGCCACGGTTCATTGATCCAGTTCCATCGTTCGGCACAGGAATAATCGGCTGTGTCGACAGTCAGTGGTCCGTAGGCAGAAGCATATTGTTTTAAAGCGTCGTTGCGGTGGGCGCTCATTTCATGAAAATACGCAAGCGCTTCGCTGTCGCAAGGATGCGTATCGAGATAAAGTTTTACTTCGTCAACAGCAAAACTAACCTGGTTGATATGCTCCATAAGCTGGTTTCGGTTCATAGAACGATGCATATTTTTCATTGAAGCGTTATTTAAAGAACAGTCTTGAGTATTATTATTTGTGACAGAACAGTTTGAGTTAGAATAAGGATAGTTTTTCATCGGCAGCAGGCTCCTTTCCCTGAGAATGGTTTATTTAATTCCTCAAAGATCGTTCCGTTTTTAAGAGCGCGGCACGGTTCATAAATGTTCTGCCATTTTTGCCATGGAACATATGCCATTGCAATCGGCATATTTGCAGGGAAAAAGTCCCGGGTATTCGGACATCCGTTCATAGGAACTGTTTCGTGACACGGGCAGGAGGTGTCGGGCATTGTG